GCGTTCTTTGAACATGCAAACACCAACCTCCCACAATATGCTTGAGTCCATCATCGGACCAACCATTAGTTCTATACAAGTAGAGCTAGAAGAAAATTTCCCACCCGTTAATCCACATCCGAAGCAGAGCATCGGCGAAGTCATGTACTTAGCCGGTCAACGCTCGGTGGTCGAGTGGTATAACAAACGAATTACTAAAGAAGAAATCTAATGGCTAGAGGAAGAAGAGGAAGAAGATCTCGGAGTAAACAGAATCAATCTGGTAAGAGTACCAGCACAAGCAGCAGCTCAAGCAGCTCAAGCAGCAGCTCTGGTGGTGGATCTGGCGGCTCCGGTGGCGGATCTGGCGGCGGCTCCGGTGGAAGCGGCGGTGGAGGTAACTCTGGCGGCGGTAACTCTGGTGGTAATAACTCCGGCGGTAAAAATAATAGCAAGAAAAAGAGCTATACTAAAGCTCAAATAGCTGCTAAGAATCGGATAGCAGCCGGTAAAACTATTAGCCAAGTTAAAGCTGCTAACACAGCAGCTATGAAAGCAGCAGCTGCTCAAAGAAACGCAGCTTTTCAAGCTAAGAGAAAGGGTGGTACATCTGCACAGGTTGCAAAAGACAATGCCATGTATGGCAACACTTTTCCCGCTGGTGGTTTAACTATTAGTGAAGCTGGTAGAGCACAGGCTGAAGAGAACAAAGCAATCAAAGCAGCAAAGGATAGTTCATTTAATCCAAACTCAGCTCTTAACTATGCTAAAGGATTAAATCTTTTTAACACAGCTAACATCATGGCTCCCGGTGGAAACCTAGGCTCATGGTATAACACTGGTTCTGATCCTACTAAATCATTTAAGCAAGTAATGGGCGATGAGATAAGTATGTCTCAACGTACAAAAGGTGTAGGAAAAGGAGCATGGAATCCATTTCGTGGCATGCCCGGGTATGGTAGTATTAGAAATGTACTAACAGGTAAACCATTCAACACAAAGTTTGAAGGTGGTTTCGAGACAGGACCAACGGAAGCAAACAGAAGAGTATTTAATAACTTAACTAAGCTTGGTATAGCTACAACTTTATTTAATCAAGGTAGAGATGATACTGTTACAGATCAGATTGCTAAAAGTACAATCGGTGCAATAAATCCTTATGCTGGTACTGCTGGTCAAGATCAGTTTTCAACGGAAGCAGCAGCAGCAAGAGCACGTGGACCACTACTATCAATCGGTGGTTTTAATGTACCAGAGTTTGGTCTATCAGAATACATGGGTATCAATACCGCTGACAGATCACCTAAGAATGTTCAAGTTGCAAGCACAGATGCTGGTGGATTAAACATCGGTGGTGTAGACAGTGGTGATGCTGAAGGTAGTAAGACAGGTAGAACTGTTGTATCTACTGACAGAGATAAAAATATTAACTACGACATAGGTGGTATAGCTAAGGAAGCTTTTACTAGATATAATAGACTTCCCGCATCAGCACTTGATGCTTTAACAGGTAACAAGTATGACTTTGATAGACTAGGTAAACCACCTACAACTGTTAGTGAGCAAATAGCATCACTTAAAAACAGTCCAATCAAGAAAGCAATACTATCAATACAGACTGGTGTAGATGCTAACCGTATGCTTAACGAAGGTGGAGCAGCAGCTGACAGCTTGATGAAAAATTACATAGGAGACATTGATGCTTCCAGTAAGAAGGGAATACGTCAACCTATTGCTAAATTCTTGAAAGATGTAGGCAGTGATGACGCAACAGCAATGGCTGGTAGAGCTATAGATGCCTTCGGTTATGATGATAAAAACTTTAGTAATGACCCTAACGCTTTAACTAAAGCACTTAAGTTTACTGGACTACCACAGCTGAGTGAAGAGAACGTACAAGATATACGACATACATTTAACAAGACTGTAACAGAACCTAGTGATATACAAGGTAAGTCAATGTTAAAGAATGTACCTTACACTCAAGCTCTCGGATTCGCTAACAGAATAGTATCTGGTAAGTTATCAGATGCTACAGGAGAAGCGATGACTCAGTTAGGCATGAATAACGTAGGTAGTATTGATGATGCAGTCAATCTTGGTATGCAGATCAACACCAACAAAAAGACAGAAGGCACATTAGCTAACAAACGATTAGGAGAACTAGATAATCTAATACAAAAGTATGGTCCCGGTAAAGGACAGATACCTACACTCCCATCTATCATCAAAGGTATTGGTGGAGCAGTAAATCGTACTGGAGCATCAGGTAATACAATGCAGATACAAGGTGGTAATAATATGACCGCAACTTTACCAGCGAATCAGCAAGTAGCACAACTATTACCTTTACCTACTACAGCAACACAGACAGGCACAAACTCAGGTGACTTGGCAAACATAATGCAAAACGCATACGCTAGTCAGATGAGTTTGTATGGTATGAATCCAAATTACTTTGCAAACATAATGCAACCAAGATTTAACACCCGACCAAGAAGATTTAGACAAGTATTTAATAGAGGTTATTTTTAAACCATGACAGCAAAATCTAGGTATGATAATTTATCCAGTGATCGTTCCCAGTTTTTGACCGAAGCAGAAGACGCAACTAAACTTACACTCCCATATCTTATACGTGGTCACGAAGATTACGACAAAGGTATGAAACAACTGAAGACACCTTGGCAGTCCGTGGGGGCTAAAGGGGTGGTAGCCTTAGCATCTAAGCTATCGCTATCACTCGTCCCTCCACAGACTAGCTTCTTTAAGCTACAGCTAGATGAATCCCAGTTAGGAGAACAGTTTGGTCCGGAAGTAAAATCAGAACTTGACTTATCCTTTGCAAAGATAGAGCGTACTATTCTTGACGCTATCGCTGCATCAGATGATCGTGTAGTAATACACCAAGCATTACAACATCTAGTTGTAGGTGGTAATGCTCTTATCTTTATGGGCAAGACAGGACTGAAGCTATATCCTCTTAATCGCTACGTGATAGAACGAGATGGCAACGGCGACGTGATTGAAATTATCACAAAAGAAAGGATCAATAAAGATCTTATCCCTTCCTACTACGAGATCATGCCAAAGAGAATGATAACAGATCAGGACGAAGAGGAAGAGGAATGTGATGTCTACACGCATGTCAAGCGTGACAACAACAGATTTGTATGGCATCAAGAGGTACATGATAAACAGATACCCGGGTCACAAGGTAAGTCACCAATAGATAGTACACCATGGCTACCACTACGATTCAATACAGTAGATGGAGAAGCATATGGTAGAGGTAGAGTCGGACAGTTCATCGGAGATCTTAAGTCTCTCGAAGCATTGTCACAGGCTATAGTAGAAGGTAGTGCAGCAGCAGCTAAAGTTGTATTTACTGTATCACCATCAGCTACTACCAAACCACAGACGCTAGCAGCAGCTGGCAACGGTGCTATCGTACAAGGTAGACCTGATGACATAGGTGTAATACAAGTCGGTAAAACAGCTGATTTCGCTACGGCGTTACAGCACATGCAGACACTCGAGAAGCGGTTGAACGAAGCGTTCCTGATCCTGTCAGTTAGACAGTCAGAGAGAACCACAGCTGAAGAGGTACGCATGACACAAATGGAACTAGAGCAACAGCTTGGCGGACTATTCGGGTTGCTCACTGTAGAGTTCCTAGTACCCTACCTCAATAGAAAGCTTAGTATCTTCCAAAAGACAGGAGAGATACCACGCTTACCAAAAGGTATGGTCAAACCTATCATTGTAGCTGGTATAAATAGTCTAGGTAGAGGACAAGATGCAGCAGCACTTGCTCAGTTCCTACAGACTATAGCTCAGACAATGGGACCAGAAGCGATAGGTCAATATATAAATCCAGAAGAAGTAGTCAAGAGACTTGCAGCTGCACAGGGTATAGATGTACTAAATCTTGTGAAGAGCATGGAAGAAGTACAGCAAGAAGAGCAACAAGCTAGAGCACAAGAAGCTGAGATGGAAGCTATACGTGCTACACCGGGCTTGATGAAGTCACCAATGCTTGATCCTACTAAGAATCCGAACATCGCAGCAGCAGCACAAGCTGCACAACAACAACAACCACCACAAGAGTAAATGGCAGAAACACTAACTATGGAGTCTAACGTCGAGACCACAAGTATCGACAATCTTTCAGAAGAAGAGAAAGACTCCCTACAAGTTGGTGAGAAGATGGAGCAAGCTCAAGAACAACTACTAGCAGGCAAGTACAAGAACGCTGAAGAGCTAGAGAAAGGTTATCTTGAGCTGCAACAAAAACTCAGCAACAAAGAAGAAGCACCACAGGAAGAAGCACAGGAGGAGGAGTCCGAAGCTCCAGCCGAAGTCAGTGTGCTAGATAGAATGTGGGAAGAAGCTACATCAGGTGAAGAGTTTAGTGAAGAACTAACAAAGGAGATTCAAGACATGTCTTCTACTGATATAGCAAACGCATACTTAGATTATAGACAGAAGCAAGAGCAACAACCACAAGAAGGAGGGCGTGACTTTTCACAAGAGGAGATTACACAACTCAAAGGTATTGTAGGTGGTGAAAAGAACTACACAAACATGATAGACTGGGCACAGAAATCTCTGAACGAACAAGAGGTACAGATGTTTGATGCTGTCATGCAGAAGGGAGACCCACTTGCTGCTTTCTTTGCTGTCAGATCACTAGCCTACGCATACAATGATGCGGTAGGATACGATGGTAATATGGTACAAGGTAAAGCACCTAGACAAAGTAACGATCAGTTCCGTAGCCAACAGGAAGTTGTAAGAGCTATGGGAGATCCACGATACGACGATGATCCAGCGTATCGCAGAGAAGTAATGGACAAACTTGAAAGATCACCTAACGTAAATTTCTAATGCCAAACGTAAACGGAAAGAAGTATCCCTACACCAAAGCAGGGATGAAAGCAGCAAAGACAGCTGCTAAAAAAACTGGAAAAAAAATTAAGAAAAAGTATTAATTATGGCTAGAGGCGATAGTATCAATAGTCTGCTCCAGATGCAAGCATACCGCAGAGCAGAGATGGAAGGACAAATAGCAAAACGTGATGTCTTTGCAGAAACAAAAGCTTACGTAGAACAGTGGAGAAAGAACAACGGACTAGAAGGTACTAAAGCCTTACCTAATCGTAATGAAGTACCATTCCAGTGGATGATACCTTTCTTAGATAAGGTAGAGACAGAGGATACAAAGCCTAGTCCTATAAATCAACAGATGATGATTGCTAACTTTCTGACCGGAGCAACTGGACAAGGAAAAACTTTAACCGATGAAGCATATGATGCTGGCTACCAGACCATTATGGACACAACTGAAGAAGGCTCAGGTATGCGAGAAGAAAGGTTAAACATATTAAATCATCAATACTTCGATCAGATCTAATGGCACGTAAAAAGAGAGTCCGTAAAAGGAACGTCTCCCTTAAGATAGGTAAACACAAGAGCCGCAAGGGAGGGCTCACAGCAGCCGGTAGAAAAAAATACAATAGGGCTACCGGCTCCAACCTCAAGGCTCCACAGCCCGGAGGTGGTCCACGCAAACGCTCGTTTTGTGCTCGCTTTAGAGGCATGAAGGGTCCTATGAGAAAGAACGGCAAGCCTACACGTAAGGCACTTGCTATGCGACGATGGAAATGCTAATGGCATACAAAAAGAAAACCAAAAAGAGCAGCAAGTGTGGCTGCAAACACGGAGGCAAAAAACGCTAATGGCTAAGAGAGGCTTGTACGCTAATATGAACGCTCGTAAAAAAGCGGGAACTAGCAGATCAAAAAAGAATAGTACAATTACACCGAAAGCATATGCTCATATGAAAGCAGGCTTTCCAAAGAAAAAGAAAAAATGATTACCACAGATTCTGATGGTATAGAAAACATCTACCCAAACGAACCACCCATTCAACTATTACCACAACAAAAACTAATGTCAAAAGAAGCAGAAAGATTTAATGGCTGGGCAGCAATGCTCGGATTCGTAGCAGCTGTAGGAGCCTACGCAACAACAGGACAAATAATACCCGGTGTATTCTAATGGCAGCTATCTCCGTAACAAGAGAAAGCCAAGCCAGTAACTGGCAGAGATTCTGCGAGTGGGTTACAAGCACAAACAACAGACTATACG